GGATAATATCCTCCCGTTTTTCATGAGACGGGCATAATATATGCGATTGGCTCTTTGTTTCGCATGTCATCACCTTAATGCGATATTTTCACATTAATTAGAATACTCAGCATATTTAAGGTTTTCTCTTGAAAAATGTGATAAAATAACAAAAACGATTGGGAGCTTTTAGCAGTCGTGGGAAAAGATATATATGATGCTGGACATTCACACAATAAGGAATCTCCCACATAAACTCGATGGAGGAGAGCAATATGGCAGAAGAGGTCTTGCTGAGGTTTCATGCAAAGATTTCCAGTGGGGGCAGGATAACTCTACCAGAGACTTCGAGGAAGTATCTTAAGCTTAAAAATGGAGATTTTGTTAAAATACGGGTTAAAAAAGTCAAATTTGACGAATCAAAGTTGACAATAAGACGGATTTCAGAGGCAGTAGTTTATGGAAAAGTCGCGTCACGTGGACAAATCACGATTCCTAAGCATATAATGCAGGCTCTTGGTCTCAGGGAGGGGGACATTGTCGAGGTCGACCTCTTGGAGTTCTCTTATGCTCCTTCTTGATTTAAACAATTTCACATTTTAGCGAAAAAATTTATAACTATTAACATCGTTTCTTTTTAGGGTGGTACTCATGCCAGAGTGCCCTTATTGTGGGAAGTGGTTTAAGACGAAGAAGGGCCTCCAGCAGCATATCACGAAGGTTCACAAGGTGGACACTCCTTTTGGGAAGGTTCTGGACCCGTCGACGTTTGATTTCATGGGCAAGAGAAGAGGGAAGGGGAGAGAGCTAGAGAAGGAGGATGAAAAAGAAAGGCCCGTTCAGTCTCTTCTGAGGGAGCGTAAATGGGGTTCAAGGGACTTGCTCAAGAAAGGTGGGTAGCGCCACCAAGAAGGCTATGGACAGGGGCCGCGAAGGAGGTTAATTGGCGGGAAGCGTATTGGGGAGTCGAAGCGGGAGGTTCTCTCACGGTTTAAGGTTGAGCAGTTGCGCAGAATTGCCAGCGCGAAGAGGATTTCATTGTATGAGACTGACCCGCTTACTGGCGAGCGTCGGGCGTTGAGGACTAAGGCCGAGATTGTGGACAAGCTGGCGAGGAATTTGAGCTTTGAGGATGTTGTTCGTTTGGCCAAGAGATACAAGATAAGGTATTCTGATGTTGTCAAGGAGCTGGAGGAGTTCCGGCGGGAGTTGTTTGAGGAGGCCCCACGCAGTAGAAGTGAGGAGGATATTCTTGAGGATATCTATGAGGAGGAAAAGGAGGAAGTTGAGGAGCTTGCTGAAGTAGAAAGGGTTCTTAGGGCAATTGAGGAGTTTAAGCCATCAAGGCCAATCAGAAGGGAGAAGGAGTTACAGGCTCGTTTGGCGTCATGGCTGGCTTCAAGGTTTGGAGCGGATGCCGTTGTAGAAGAGTATCCATTTGAGCATGGACAGGTTGACATTGTCGTTTGGGATTCTATTGCGATTGAGCTTAAGATTGCTAAGGGGAAGCAGTCTCTGAAGGACCTTATGGGTGAGGTTGATACAGATAAGATGTACTTCAGTACGGTTATAGCGGTAATTTTTGATGTAGGGAAGGACGTGGGCTTGGACTTCTTTGTTAATATGATAAGGAGCAAGGGTGCAAAAGCGGTCGTTATTCCGGTTCAGATTCGCAGAGGCAAGAACAGGAGGCAGGAGATTATCATCAAGCAGGGGGCGCGCAGGATTATTATTCGCTGAAGGTTAGCGGGAAGTAAGCTTTATATATTCTTGTTTTCAATCTAAAACTAGGCGGGGGTTACCCCCGAGTGGACCCCCGGTTCGGAAACATGATGACGGCCGGGGCTTCCGTGAGGGGGTTTGGCGAACGCCGTTCCCCCGTTGTTCATTCTACAAGATTTATCCCAAGTTTTCTCAGTAGCGCCTTAATCTCTGAGAGTTTTCTCTCATGTGTGTATCTTTCTTCATAGATCGCGCGCCCGAAGTAAGCCACGTTATCGGCTGTTGTCATTAGGTACTTGTAGGTTTTATGCTTCTTTGCAATGCTTTCTCTCATTGCTTTTTCAGTGGGGAATCCTTTTTTCTCGTAGAGTTTGTCTTCTAAGAGTACAAGTTTGTAGCTCTCTTTCTCCAGCCGTTCTTTAATCAGCCTCTGGTTTGGTGTTATCTCAACTCTGTTTAAGAGGGGACGGATTTTCAGAAATTTATTCTCAAACTTATGTTTGTATCCTTTGTTCTGTTCTTTTGCATGTTTGAGCCAGTCTCTATCTCTGCCGATATTAGCTATGAGCTCAGGAAGTTTTGTTTCAGGAATATCTACCCATGAATACACGGTGACTTTCACGGATTTTCCTTTCTTGGTTTTCACCGATTTTTGGCTCCTATCAATCGCTATTATCAAGTCGTTAAAGGGTTCTGGAACTTTTTGCATGTTCTTTTTCTGTTTCTTTTTCTTCTTCCGCTTCCCCACTTCTGGCCCTCCAAAAAAGATGGGGGTTGGGGCGCGAAAAGCGCCCCTTCACCTGCGCTTGTGGTGCTTCCTGTGGTGTTTCTTGTGGTGGTGTTTGGCCTTCTTGTGGTGCTTGCGGTGATCCTTCTTCAGGGCTTCGTGGGTGACCACTGCAAGGATTTCCCTCTCGTGCTTGCTTAGCTTCTTTCCCTCTGCCACTTTCTTGGCCAGGATGTGCAGGACTCTTTCGGAAGTGTCTTTCTTCTTCGCCATACCACATCACCTCCCGTACGTTTTCTTCAGCCAGTTCAAATCGGCCCGGGCGCGGGCCTTTAGGTAGGGAGCTATCCGAGCGGCCCCGGCCAGGAAGGCAACTTTCTCGACTGTCTTCTTGTACCCGTACCTGCGGACGGCCTTTCCAAGGGCCTGGTGCCTGACTTTGGCCGGGGCGTGGAGGCTGTACCCGTACTTCTCGAGGCTTCCGGGGTGTTTGACGGGGTTCCATTTCCGCTTTTTGGTTCGCCGAGTCATGTTTCCACCCCCTAAGTTTCGCGTGAGTAGTTGTAGAAGAGGTCCCACAGGGTCCAGGCCACGAGGAAGACCACGAGCATAAAAGTCATGCCGCTGTTCCTCAGGCTCGGCGCTTCACCGAGGATTCCGAGGCTCATGGCCCATCCTATCAGGGCACCGCCGAGGGCCGCGAGTGGGCTGGTGGTCTGGACGAGGACGACGATGACAATCGCGAGAATGAGAACCTGCGGCAGGATTAGTCTCATCAGGGAGTCGCCTTTCAGGGCGAGTTTTATCGTATCTCCAAAGCTCCCGCCAGAGTCCATGAATGCCTTCGCATAGGAGTTTATCGGAGTTATTGAGACGTAGGAGGTGATGTTCTTGACGACTTCTGTTGCGTTAATGCCCTGTTCGACGTTCAAGGCCTCGCTCTTGTTCTGAGGTTGGAGATAAATCGTGAGCGCGCTAACTGGAGTTGATAGTCTTAAGGTCCTCGGCAAGTACCCGGTCGCGCTGACGTTCAGCGTGATGGTAGAGTTGTAAGGGAGAGTTAGGAGGCTTGGAATCAGGCTTATCGTCTGGTTCTGTTCGAGCATGGCGACGCTCACGTTGCTAATCGGGATTTCAGAGTTGTTCTCGATGTCGTAAACGGCCAGCTGAGGAATCGAAACTCTCACGGGCTCGGCGCCGTAGTTGGTCGCGTCCAGCTCCTCCGCCAAGGGCACCGTGGGAAAGATGGGCGCAACATTCAACCAGCGCCCCGATTCGGGGTCGTAGGAATACGGGCTGTAGAACAAGACGAGGCCGTCCTTTGGCGGGTCGAGCGGGTGCTCGTAAATCTGCTGAATCTCAGAGCTGTTGAGGGCGCGGGCGTAGATGATGACGAGGTAAATATCGCCCGGAAACGGATACAGGAGATTCGAACCAAACGATTCATGCCCGATACCAAGCACAGTGTTTGGAGAATATATTATCTCATCTGCGGCAACAGTCGTCCCTGCGACTTTCTGCCCATTAATATACAGAGCTCCTCCAGTGCCGACATCATAAACCCCTGCAACCATAACCGTGTCATTATAGTAGTTTGTAAAACTCGTGCCGAAGGTTATGACAGACGTTGTTCCACTCTGATTTACGCCAACGCGCATCTCAAGACGAGTTTTTGATAAGACATCAAGGTGAAATCCACTCTCCACATCCCTGCCCTTGCCGACAATCCACGCGTGAACTTGCGTCTGCTCAGAGGGGTCGTATCGTATCACAGCAATGACAGAGACGGCTTTCGTGAACATGAAATCGTTGAGATTGCCGACGTTCATGCGCCCGTTCGTGAAATTCAGCCCCCAATCCTCTGTGAACTGCGCCTCGCTGATTGGCCGAAGCGGCACGTACGAAGCGCCCACGATTGAGCCGTCATTACCGTTGCCGCTCAGGTCCTTCCAGACATTGTTCACCATGTCCACCGAGCTTGGGAGATACTCCAGCACGAGGCCGTCACGAGGCGGGTCGAGCGGGTTCTCGTAAATCTGCTTTATCTCCTCGTCGCTGAGGGCACGGTTGTAGATGAGGACCTCGTATTCCTTTCCAATCAAATGTTCTGCTGTAGGCACCACTGCTCCTAAATATAAGGGTGTCCCATTTCCTCCAATCCTGTTCAAAGTATATTCCATTGAAGCATCGAGTTTCCCATTCACATAAATCTTCATGTACCCGCCAACTTTAACCGAAAAAGCGAGCATGTAAGTCTCGCCTTGGTGCAAAGTAGTGTGCCCGATTAGAATTTTAAATGCACCACTACCATTCCCAACTAAGAACCAAGGCTTGTGATTCGCGTTAAATCTTGCCCTCCACCCTAAATTACCAGCTCTTGCGAAGACGTTACCGTTCGTGCTGTCATTGTACGAAACTGCAAATACTATCGCAGTAAATGCGCCATTGCTCGTAATTGAATCAAGAGACGATGAAGACTTGACGAGAACGTATGAACTCTTGTTAAACTGCACTCCATAATACTGCTCTCCCGCCGCCCGCACCGGGGCCGTCACTACCGCGAGCGAGCCGAGCACAATGAAGAGGAGCAGGAAGGAAGCGCGCCTCATCACAGCACCCTCCCAAACAGTATTGCTATTATCACGATGATGTAGCTCAGATACGTGAGAATCCTCAATGCGTTCGCCCAAACGTCATTCAGTCCGAGAGCACGCCAGAGATAGTAGTTTCCGCCAACTACGTTCGAGAAAAACGTCTTGATGACATCATAGGCGCTCCACTGTAGTGGAGTGTCAGGATTGATGTTCTCAACCTTCTCGAGGCTCTGATTCAGCTGTGGATACTGGTGAGTGTCAACGTAGCTGAACTGTGGATAAGCAGCCCCTACTATAGCCACTGCCAAGTTCAGCATGAAGATGAAATACATGAAGTTGAGTCCGGCATTAGTTAACCCCATTTCAATCACCTCTCGATGACGGCCTGTAGATTATCAAACTCAGCAGGGCGAGCCCCGTAAGCGAGCCGAGAAGCCATGCCGGCGTGCTGAACATTCCAGCGAGCTCTGCGAAGCCGAGGATTCCTGTTGTGATGAGCGGGCTAAGGAACTTCCAGCGGGCCGGGGCGATGAGGAGGCCCCCAACGCCGAAGAGCCCCATGAGGAGCCACCAGGGGAACACCTGTGATGGAATGAGGCCTGTTCCCTCTTTCGCGAGGTAGACAGTCATTGTCTTGGAAAAGCCAGAATCTGTTGAGATTTTCACAACTGCTTCGTCTGCCCCTGCGGGAGGTAAAAAGGTTGCAATGTACTTCCGCGAGGTCTCAGGAAGCGTGAAACTGCTCATGAGCTTCGCACTCTGATAATACTGCACCGTCAGATTCCAAGAATTAGTTTTTCCAGTCCCATCTACGAACTCTATTTTCAGCGTGCCGTTGTCCCACCAGGCGTTTGCGTATGTCCCCGTAACATTCTGCAAGTTCGATGAGAGCAAGAGTGTCAGGCCCTTCCCTGTGAACGTGAACCAGCCCGCCGCCCTCGTTACGTTGTTTTCGTCCGTGAATGAGACGTAATAGCTCCCGCCGAGGACTCCTATCACGTCGTTTGAGCTTTTCAGCTCGTCAGCGTAGATTATTTGTCCCTGAGCGTTTTTCACTGCCAAAATTCCCGGCTCGGAGGGGACGACATAGATTGGCTCGACAGTTCCGCTCGCGTCGCTCGAGAGGAATGCAATGCTGTTCGTCACACGTGCTAGCAGATAAATCGAGCTGGCTCCTCCCGAGCTAATTATGAGCTTGTAAGTATCGTTTGGAACTAGGATGGTGTCACTAGAGCCGTACCAGGTGAATGAGCCGAGGTGAGTGCCGTTCTGAGAGTAAAAATTGAAAGTTAGAGGAACAGGCAGATGAGTCCCGCCGTCCGGATAGACTGTTATTTTCTCGCCCCTGTACTGCAAAATTGCAGTCGTGACTCCTGTTAGCTGTGATAAGTACTGGTAGTCGATGTAGGTGTTGTAAACTACAAGCTCATCGATGATTGATGCAGTCTTAATCCCATTTCCAATTTTGTTGAACACTAATTCACCATTCCAGCTCACTTTAACGATGCTCGAATTTAGCATGATGTAACCAAAGCCGTTCTTCCACCCGATTCCAATTGGAACGTATTTACCGATAGGAACTTGCGACTGCAAAGTGTATACTTGTCCTGTTGAAGAGTTCACGAAGAGATATCCGTTGCTATCAACCCCTACAACAACTTTTGAGCCATTGAGGAGTATTGGAAGGGGTTTTGTCCCGTCCCATTTCAGCCAAAACTTTATTGCTCCTTCTGAAAGAGTATATGTTGTGTTCAGGGTTATTTCCGTTCCGTTCAAAAGAAGCCCTTGAGGTGTTCCTTCCGCGCCGGGAGGAAGATATACCCACACCCCCGTTTTAAACGACTCAAATGGAGAATCCGCTGGCACTACAAGAACTTGCACATGCCCATGCCACCCTATTGATTCAGAGTTTACCGACTGATCTACATTAATCGTGAAAGAATCCCCACACACATGTGTTGAGATCGAGACAATCGAGCTCGATGTACTTGCAACATCATACAACACATTTGAATTTAATATAATAGAAGTATGGACAGTTGCTCCAGTGGAAAGATTATCAACACTGACTGAAACAATGCATACAGTCATTGGGAATGAAAAGGTTGCAGAACCTGACGACACAGTGTTTGAGATCATAATGTTATCAAAGTTGAGGTAAAGTACCTGCTCCGCACTAACCAGCCCGGCAGTAAAGACCAATGTAATGAAGAGGGCCAGCCAGCGCTTCATTCACATCACCTGCCTTTGTTGGCTCTCGTAGTAGAACGCCCCGACGATTATCGCGACGAATGCGCCGAAAATCAGCACGAGAGGAGTCTTGTTCCAGAGGTCCAAGAACTGGCTAACTAAAGGTGCAGTTAGGGAGTTCTGCATGGCAGGTTGGATTATTGGCTCGTTGATAGCACTGAGCACTAAACTGAAGACTGAGAACACGAAGATGACGAAGAAAATGAAGAGTAGCCCAAGAAGGGCGTTTCTATAGAATCCCACGCTTCCTCCCTCCTTTCCTGCGCTTTCCACGCGATTTGGGAGCAAAGGGGTTCGGGATTTTTATTGGCGTGAGAGTGAACAACGGCGTGTCATTTTTCCTGCCCCATCCAATCCATGGGCCTTCGTATCTCCCACTCCCCGCGAACATTCCTCCTGCGAATGGAATTGGAACGGCGGGTGGCTTTACTCTCGGTTTTCTTGGCCGAGGAAGTTTCCCCGGCGGGAAGAATGGAGGAATCTCATTCTTGGGCTTGGTTTTTGGAGGCTTCGGCGGTTGCCATGGTAGAACGCCCGGTATTTCTACTTGTGTCTCTACTGGAGGAACATTCGGAGGTGGAATCGGGACCCACGGTTTTGGTTTAGTTTTCTGGTCCTCCTCATATTCCGGTGATATGTCTGGAATCGTTATGGGTATGTCTCCTTGGTTCTGTGAGGAGGTTCCTACTCTTGTTTGCCTCTTCAATTTCTGCTTTAGCTTGTTAATGTCGTAGTCAAGCTCCCAATATGTGTTAGTCTCTGTCTCTCGCTCAGAATCAGCATAGCTCTGTGGGGATACTGTCTTAAAGAGCGATAAGTAGGATAGTTGGCGGAGTTGGGGGATAGTAATGTGCAAATCTACATCTCCTACAATCATTGGCGTCGGAATAAACTTTGATGAGGCGCCTTTTGGTAGAGTGTTTACTTTATAGTTGCCTAATTCAGGTTTGAATTGGTATGAGAGTTTCTCTGTCTGTATTGTCTCGACTGGCGGGTCATAAAAACTTTGGAAGACATTTCCTGACTTAGAGACCTTTAACCACTTATTTCCTGCTTTTTTAGCTCCGGCCTTTGTTATTTTTGTTAAGAGCTTCCAGTCTTCTGCAGAGAGACCGGGAGATTTCTCAAATTGCAGTGTGAACTCTGGCGTGAACTTTTGAGGTGAAAACTTGCTTTTTCTAACGGCTACGAGGGCGTCTGAAGTGGTGTCGGGTGTTGCACCAGGGAAATAAACATCTACGATTTCCCCACCACTTTTAAGACTTATGCCGAGGTCATCGATTTTTTCAGCCCCAATTGTCCAGGGCTTCCCTGTTATTTTTTCAAACTTTGCAGGCGTGATGAATTCATTTGGGGCGAGAACATCTCCCTGGTTATTAAATGGAGTTTTGGACCATACTTTTGTCATTGTAAATTCTCTTGAGTCCCTACCTGCGATTTTTAGAAATGCACTACTGTCATCTGTCATTAATGACTTCATGAACCCAACATTTCCGGTTTTTACTGCCGAGATTGCTTCATCTGGAGGAACGAGGTTGTCTACGAGTCCTGTAACGTATTTTGTTTCAATTGGCCGTTTTCTAAGCCAGCCTTTGTATACTGTCTCTTTTAAGGTGACTCTAGTTGCAGGGTTGCCATGTAATATGTCGGGATTTATTTTTACAGATTCTACTGTCTTCTCTGGAGCTATTAAGGTAAGAGTGTCGCCTGCGGTTTTTGATAGCAATGTTCCTGAGACAAGACTTCCAACAAGCTCGCCAATTGCAAAACTCTTCGAGGCTTTCTCAAGGTTTTTATTAAAATTATTGACCCTCGCTAGGTCTGGACTTAATTGTTGGTATTGACTTAGGAGGTCATTGACTTGTTCATTATATTCGTTGATTTGCTGATTAAATAGGGCGGCTTCTGAGTTATATAGTCTGGCAAATACAGGGTCTTGCTCTGCCTTTTTCCTGTATTGCTCAAACCATCTTGCTTGCTCCTCTAACTCTTTTCGTTTTTGGGATAACACTAGAGCTTGCTCATTCAATTTTTCTATCTGTTTTTCAAGGTTGGTTCTGCTTTTATACACTCTTGGTGCATACCTGGCGAGGATTAACTCATTTTCAATATCCTCATCAGGATTTCCAGTAATGATCTTTTCCGAGTTTGTTTCATGTTTGATGCCAGTTGGTCCCATGTCATTGGCAGGAATGGACTTCCATAATGAATTCAATGTATCATATGCCGCACCAGGAAGGTTGACTATTGGATCCACGAGTTCCCCATATAAAAAGCCCATTGCTTTTGCTTTCCATCCTGTTTCCCCTTTTGCCGCCAGTTCTACCATTGTCTCTTTTTTGGCACGTTCAGTTTGCTCGTGCATCAAATGGAAAAAGTTCAATACTGGAATCTTGTCAATATTCCTATCAAACCACCATTTAATTTTCTCAGTAGTGCTCGGATGATATGCGTCAAATGTTCCCTCAGTTACTGTATTTGGGTCGACAGTTACATTGTAGCTACGATGAGTGTTTCTTTGGTTGGGTTTAACGAGTTGTAACCAGTTCTTGGGCGTGCTGACTTCTTTAGCATCCCCGCTCTCAACGAGTAGTGAGAGCGCTGTTGTTCTCTTTTGAGAAGCGTCTTGTTTTTTGCTCGCAGTATTCCCACTTGTTGCAGGCGGTCCTGTCGCTATGTCCCATTCTCCATCAATGTACAGTTTCCCTCGCGGCAATCTGGCGGAGGTGGTAACTTGAGTCTTAGGTTGCGAAGCGGTAGTAGTTGTTTCCTTGGAGGATGTGGCCTGCTGGCTTTTCTGAGCTTGTGCTTTTGCTTTTGTTATGAGAGAGCGTATCGAAATGCCGTCAACATATAAGTTAGGACCTCTTCCGAGGGAAGGCATCAGCTCACCACCTTACTCACCAGTTCGTCCAAATCAACTGATTCAATCTTCTCGCTAATCTGCTCGAACGTGAGCGCAATTCCGAGCTTCTCGATGATTTTGTCGCCAATCTGGCTCGCGAACTCGCGAATGTGCTTGTTCTTCAGCTTGTTGTAGTCGGCCTCGTCGCCAGGGGGCGAGAAATGGAAGTTCATCGTGGGTACTATGCCAGTCTGCGAGACAATCTGCGAGAAGCTGACTATCTTCGTCTTCCTCTTCAGCGTCATCGTTGCAGAGAACAACTGCCACAAGCGTGGAGGGATCCAAGCTCCAGCATAGCCACGGCGGTAGACATGGACAAGGATATCAGTACGGCGGTGCAGAATGTCCAGCTCCCAAAACGCAGGAGTGCAGAAAATGAAGACCTGCCTCAGAGCACCGATTGACTTGATAGCCTCGTCGAAGAGCACGTTGAATGTGGACATCGAGCGTCTGTGGTGGAGGACGTTCTGAGCTTCATCTATGATGTGGATTGTTCCCGCGGGCGTCTGTTTCTGGCTCCTAAGAGACTTAAACATCATGGCAACGTCTGCGACTGTGAAGTAAACGTTCTTCGAGAGGCCGAAGCGAGCGCCGTGGTTGTCGCGGAGGTAATACGCAAGGCTCCTCGCGAGGGCCGATTTTCCAGTCCTCTCCCTTCCATCGACGAGAATCACAAGGTCCTCATGGTTCTTCATGGCCTCGTCAAACGCCCGCCCGACCATCTCGAAGAACTTGTTCAACTTGTTCATACTCATCCCTCCTCGGCTGGAAGGGTCTGTGGGACGTTCAACTGCATGATGTCCAGAAGGCCGTGCTTCACAGCGAACTTCACGAGAGCCTCTGCGACAGTGATGAGAACGTTTGCCTTCACGTCAAGCGGAAGCTTCTCGGGTTTCAGCTCGAGGTTCTTGAGCTTCTTAAACGTCTCAAACGCCTTCTGCTCCTTCTCTGTCAGCTCATCCGGTGAAATCTTCGGTTCAATGAGCGTGAAGGCCTCATCAGTTGCAGTATAGAGCTCGTGGAACAGATTCATGCTGAAGTTTCCGCTCAGGAATCTGCTTCTGAATTGGGCGAGTATGTTGTTCAGCTCGAGGAGGGAAAAAGTCATGTAGAGGCGAAAGGCCTCGTGAGGCATTGCCATGTTCTTTTTCAAGGCCTGCGCCTCATACTCCATGAAAACGTCGAGCTTCATACCTTCACCACCCTCGTGGCGTTCTTGGCCGTCTCGTTAGCCAGCTGATGGAGAAGTTCTGGAGAAATCTGGACGTTCACTTTCGGAGGCTGGTTGCCGTGCAGAAGCATGTAAGCGAACGCTATGCCGATTATGATGAGCATTGCCGCGAAAGCGAACTTCACCACGTCGCTCTTGAGGATAGAACTCATTTCGAGAGCGTACAGCTCCATGTTGCCAGTGAGCTTCGGCGAAGTGATTCCTGTGCTGTACTCGCCAATTAGGGCCGGGTCTACCTGGCGAACAACAAGAACCTGTTTGTCGCTCGCGAGTTCCTCAAACTCGAGGTTCTGCTTAACCTCGACAACATGAGCGTTCTTGTCTACAAAAGCCCTCATCTCCTGCTCTTTTGCCTTCAGCGCTTTGTCAATCTGCTCCAGCGTCCGCTCAAGCTCCTCCTTCTGCTCATTGTCCTCGACATTGGCAATGCTGTTCGCAAGCTTGTTGTAAGCATAGTTCAGCTCAAGATAATCCTTTATCATGTCCTCTCTGCCAAGTTCTTTGAGCGCTGTCAGAATTGCGAGCATAGAGGGGTGAATGCTTGTCCCGTACTCAGTTGAAAGGATGTAGAGCGGTTTTCCCCACAGGTAGGTGCGATGAGCAGGGTTGACGATAAAACTCAGCTTTGACTTTCCGAGCTTTATTCTCAGAATGTTTCCGATTATGTTTGTAGTGTAGCCAAACTTCGTCACCGTTCCATACAGGAGATACCACGCTCCCGCTCCTGGAAGGCGACCGCGCAGTATTGGACCTCCAAGGGCCAGGCCAAGGAAAGCTATGAATGCTGCAACTATCGCAAAGAATATCAACCCCATGAGGATTGTTGAGTTCACGAGAATTGGAACTCCCACTTTCAATCACCTCCAAAGCCGAACAGGGAGAAACGGCGCTTTGGCCGGGTTGGCACGTTCGCCTGATAGCTAATTATCTTGCTAATCTGCGTTATCTTGTCGAGAAGGTGGCCTTTTCTCGCGAGGCTGAGGTGCGCGTCAACGTAGAGCTTCATCTGTTCAAAGTCCTCAATCGTCTGCCTCAAATCCTCATCAAGCCAGCGGGGTATCTTACTGACCTCGAGCAGTTCGAACTTTGCGAGTGAGGCCCGAAACTTTGCGATTTCTTTATCCGAGAGATTTGCGAGAGCGAGACCAGGATTCTTCAGCACTGTGAACTTTGACATTGAGGCAGGGAAGTAGCGCTCGTTGTCTTTTATTGCCGCAATCAGGACGTCATGACTCTCAAAGCTCGGCGTGGCATCAATCTCAGTCCTAAACTCTTCAATGATGTCATTGAGATTTGGTTCTTCAGGCATTTACATCCCTCCTTCTGAACGATAAGCCAGAAAGAGCTATCGCGAGGATTCCAATCATCGCAAAGGCCCACCAAATAAACGCGAGCGCCCACTCGGCACCGTTGAGCGTGAGAACATCACCATTAGCAGTTATGTAAGTGAGATTGAAGCTGTAGAAACCGGCGACGAGGAAGAGGACAACTGACATTGAGAGAAATGACAGCTCACTCTCAAGTATCCCTATGATGAACAAAGTGACCGCGATTGCGACAATGAACATGTAAATGCTCGTGAGCATGATGACCACCTCAAACTCAAAAGTGTGGGAAAGAATGAAAGGACTTCAACCACGTCCCAAGAAGCCGTAGATTGCTCCGACAACCATTCCAAGAACACCAATGAAGATTGCTAGGCCCCACATGCTGAAACTCTTGCCGACGTATCCAGTAAAGGTCTGGTAGGAAGTATAAAGTGTACTGTTCGCTGGTATGGACTGGTCAACCTGCGGCTGAACCTGTGCAACAACAAGAAGAGCTATGAACCCGCCGATGAACGTCGCTGCAAGAGCCATTCCAATCCTTGGGTCGAGAGAACCCCTGCGCCTTCTCTTCATTGCCAGTTTCTTTCCACGTTCAAACCCATCTCTCCAAGCACGTCTCAAGACCTCAAGCAACAAACCCACCTCCAACAGGGTGGTTCAAAATAACAAACTACGGTGCGGGCTTAAATAGGTTTGTCGGACAGAACGAAGGGCGTTTGAAAGCGTAGGAGCGATGAAAAGACTGCACTCGTGAAAGCTATCATTCTAATAGCAGATGACATAATATACTATTATTAAATGCGCGAAAAATCGAGACGAAAAGATTGCAAAGAAAAAGGTCGTCAGGGGCCGGTCGGGCGAGGCATCACAGCTCGGCCTCGAGAAGGGCCTCGTAGACCTCGAAGAGGACCTTGCGCGAGTTGGCCTTCGTGCGCTTTTGGAGAAACGGAGCGAGCTTTTCAGGCTCAATGCCGAGGCCGACGCTAAGGAGGGCGAGTTCATAGACCTTCTGCCTCGAATCGAGGTTATATTTCTCAGCGAGCTTCTCGGCGAGTTTTATTAGCGGTTCGTTTTCGCGCAAGTACACGTAGCCCGCCGTCTTGGGTTCCTTTATGTATCTTAATAGGAACGCCTTCTTCGGGTCAACTGTCAAGATACATCACCCCTCCTTCTTTCCACAATCACGGTCGTCCCATTCACGACGAGCGTGTAATCAATGGGAGCATTCTCCGCAACCACATACGAGACCCACACCGTCCCGTTCACAATAGTGTAGAAGCCGAGCTCCACATTAGTGCCGAGAGAAAAGATTGGGGAGTAGCTGTCGACAACGTCAACATACACCGTCCCGGTCGCGTGCTCTTGGAATGTCTTGAAGTCAACGACAATCTGTGGAACGACCGCAGAACCGCCGAGGCGAACGCCCTGCGTCAGTTTGAAGTCCTTGACGACGATAACCTCCTTCGCGTGGGGTAAGGTGTACCTGTATGAGTGTGGTTTCTCAAGACAACCTGCAGAGAAAACAACGAGGGCGACAACAAAAGCCAAGAGTTTTTTCATAATCACCCCTCCAGCACCTTCTCAGCTCGGATAGCGAGCAAGGCAGCGATGGCGAGCATAAAAAATGCTGGTAGTGTTGACAGGTGCAACACCACTGCCATACTCCCATAGATTCCCCCTAATATCCAAAGAGCAACCCCTGCATTCCTCCAATGCTGCCCACGACATGTAATCCTCAACATGCTCATTCCCCATCCTCCAGCACCTTCTTCAGGTCGGGCAAAACACGAGAATACGCCTCGTCGGCGAGTTTTTCCAGCTGGACATAATACGCATCGAGAACGTTCTTGGGCTTCCGGCCCTGGATGTAGTTCACTGCCGCGGGCGGAACTCCCTTTGAGACCAGGAATGTTGAGAACCACTTCCTGATTGTCGAGGCCGAGACCTTGCCATAACGCAGGTACTTCCTCGCCATGTCTTCAGTATAGCCCGACTGGAAAAGCTCCTCCGCGAGTTCACGAGGCATGTAAGCGTAGTAAACCACCTTTGTTCCCTCGTGCTTGAAAAGCGGATACTTAGCAAAGTTCTCGTGGTAAATCAGTTTGTCTCTGCTGAATGAATTCAGGAGCTGGACTGCATGCCTTAGCCTTATCCCGCTGTAAGCCAAAATCCTGAACAGAAGAAGCTCCTCGGGACGGCCATGCTTTCTAAAGTAGTCATATGCTTCAAGGAGCTCCCCGGTTGTTATGAACTTCCCGCTGGCCTTTGTGGGCTTCAGCTTAATGATGTTCTTCAATTTCTGGTAAAGCTCGAAGCTAATGGCGTCATGCTGATAAAGAAAAGTGAAGAACTTCCTCAGGCCTTTTCCAAGGTTCCTCTTTTGGCCCTCTTTAAGGTAGGAATTGCGCAGGTCCTCGGTGGTCTTTATCTTGTGGGCACCGAAAAAGCGGTTGAGCGCGCTTAGGTAGTCTTTCGCAGTAGTTTCTGCAACTTCAGCCAGGAGAGCCTTCTCGAATTCTGCCCTGTACGCGACCCACATCTCGTTCAAACTGAGACTCCTCCCAAGCCGGTGACCCGGGTTCAAATCCCGGCCACCGCACCATTCCAGTTTTACGATGATTTCTGGCATCTCTTCTCCCAAAAAGACCCACCTCGCCGTGTCATTGAAGAATTGCGACTTGTTGATGCCCATCTCGTTCATGGCACCGACCACCTCTTCATCGATGGTGATATGAATGCGTGTCTTTCACCCTTTTCCGGCCTTTTGGGGTGTGTGAGAGCCTCTCTCTGGAGTGGCCACTTTGCCCACTTTGACCCACCAAAAATCAAATGCTCCAGGAGTGAGATAAACACTGCGGTCATGAGAATCACCCCTCTACCCCACTAACATCTGCCAACAACGCTCCGAGTGCAACGAGAGCTAGCAAAATATGCCCCCATATTGGCCCGTCGACGATGAAAGCCCCAATGATGGCAACAGAGGCGACGACTTTGAAGAATATCCTATCTCCTGTTAAGTGTTCATATATAATAATAAAGACCCCAAGGAGTAGACCTGCTATTGGTAATACTTCCATGGCCATTCACCACAATTCAGCGACTTTGCCTATCTCGAATTTCCACATCTTTGCCAGGCTTTCCATTCTTTCCGAGAAGCGTTCTGAGAGCTTGTACATTCCTCTGTCCTCTTTAATCATGCCAAGGGCGAGGAGCTTCTTCACGACCCTAAAGTAGAGGACCTTATCAGCGCCTTCAATTCCAAGGACCTCTTGATACTCGTCCTTGAACATGCCTTCGTTCTTTTTGAGATACTCGACGAAGCGCTTTGCTATGTCGAGGGTTTTGCCCTCGAAGAGGAGCTCGAGGGTGCTGGCCGGTGGCTGGTAAACTGGAACTCGTATTTCTACATAGTCGGGAAACTTTCTCCTGCGGGGCATTATACCACCTCTGTTACTTTGTTAGCGAGACTTATATTTTTCAGGCGCCAGGACGCTTCGGAAGTCGTGGGGAATAAGTACAGGTGGTGTATATTTGGCCGGGTTTTCCGGGTAATGAAGTTGGTCATGTGAGGAAGATGTTTTGGAAAGATGGATAATATACAGAGGCTGTTAGTATCCCGAACGTTAACATTCATACGAAAGTTAACATGAGTCATGCCACGTCCCATAGACTATTACCCCCTCCTTCTTTCCATGCTCCATTCGCCCACATATCCCAATACACCTCGAGCTCGAGCCAGAGGTCATGGTCAAAAGCTCCCCTGTCAAAGCCCTCCGGATAGAATAGCCTCGCAAAGCCCATCCAGGCTCTCAATAAGTCAATTCTGCGCGCACTGTTCCAGTTTGGAGAGTACTTCCAGGATCTAAACCCTCCCCACTCAAAGTTTGGTTCTCCATTCACGACCTCAATCCTGAATCCGCTCGACTCAACTACTACCCTGATATCCTCCTCATGCTCAAGGAAAACGCTGATGCCCCTCTTCCTGTACTCCTCGAGGATAGAGAGATAATCAATCTCGTCCACGAGCTGAATCCACCGGTCCATCATCCAATCTTCCCACAGCTCCTGGTCGTAGAGGATTTCCGGCGGGACTCCTTCCATCTCCTTCTTGAACTGCTCCCACTTCTTGTCCACCTCGGCTTTGTAGCGATTATAAATCTCCAGTGCAATCTTCTCAGCCTCCTCAGCAGATAGATGACAATAAACCTCAACCACGCCCCGTCACCTCCCCCACAGCAGGAACCTGAGCGTTTCCGGTAGCTCCTGAGCGGGAACACGAATAACATCATCCAAATCCACGAACGCATAGTAATCATGAGCGTGCCCCTCGCCGTACCACATGAAGTCCGCGTAAGTGTTCCTGACATTCCAGATGAGAAACTCCCTGCCGAGGTTAACGAGATAGTAGAAATCGATGTCAGCCTTCTGAGCAAACCACTTGTGCCCCTCGTACTGCTTCCCATTCACCTTTACGCGCTCGTTCACGATTGCCGAGCGCGGGTTCATGTTCTTCAGCTCAAAGCCGGTGAAGCGGAAGCCCCTGACGCCGTTTCTCCTGAGATACTGTACGATGAGGCTGTCAACGTCGGTAACATACATGTGAACGTCCAGGCCCTTCCGGGCCTTCTGGAGCGCCCGGCTGAAGTGAACCCTGTTCTCAGCGTCCCGCATCAATCTCTTGAAGTACGTGAAAGCGTCGTCAATGCTGAGCGCGTCCTGATAAACAAAAGCCGTACGGGAGGCCATCAGGCCCGCACCTCCTTGGGCGTGATAACAATCTCCTCGACCTCGAGCTGTTCTTCCTCTGGAATCTCCTCCACGCGGGCCACGATGACGGCTCTGACATCTCGGTCCCAATGGGCCGGCGCGAGAGCATTCAAGCCCGCGAGAATTTTCCTGTATTCTTCCCTGCTCACGCGCTCCCTGAGTTTGATTTTGTAAACCTCGGGCGTCACGTAAACCTTTGTGGGCACTGAGAGGCCCTCGAGGTATTTCTCAAGGTCCTCGAGCGGGAGTTTAACGCGGTGCCCTTCTGGCACGTCATCGTCCTCGATGAGGACTTGCACTTTCCTGAGTTGCCAGGATTTTCTGGCTTCCTCCAGCTTCACGGCAAGCTCCTCGGAAAGAGTGATAAAGCGGGTCATGCCCGCTCCCTCCTCTCAAGCCAGTTCAGAGCCTCCTGTGTGGCCTTTGTCAGCTCTTTGAGGGCTTCCTTCGGACTGTACTCGAACTTTGGTGGCCAGATGACCAGGAACTCGCCGACCGCGATTATCTGCACCTCGGGCGGGTCGAAGGCCATGAGCCACGGGCCGTTGATGGGAACAACATGCTGGCCCTCATGCTTTAGGACCGGGCGGGACCCGCCGAGCCAGGGCTTCAGGGTCGTCATGAGCGACCCTCCTCAAACGGGGCTGGAATGCTCATACCAAATCCCCCCTGTCTGTCTTCTCGTAAATCCAGTAGAACCCTTCAATCCAGTTGACGAGGACAAGAACCTGTCCATTCGGAACGCCCTTGTCGTAAGCCCATATCTGCTCGTCCCTGTTTGGACGGCCGTAATGGTCGTTCAGATAACCCCAAAGCTGGAAGCCGGCAAGCTCAAGCTGTTCCTCGATGAGTCCGCGGTCGCGGTAGCTCTCAAATATCTCCATGACGCGCTGTTTAATTGCCTGTATGTTGATGCTCATGCCCTCACCTCCCTCCTCCTTATCGCGTTCAGCACGTCCTGCAAAGCGTCCGCGTAGCCCGTCCAGTACTCCGCGTTCTCCCTGCGCGCGAACTGCCTGAACGCTGCCTCGCGAGCCTCCTGAATCTCCTGCTCCAACCACTCAAGTATAGTAGGCGGTTCCTCCCGGGCCTGCTCCCTCCACCTGGCCTCGGCCACAAGGGCCGCCAGGGTGTCGCCAGCATACACCAACGTCCTAACCATGGCTACCACCTCATGCGCGTGAAGCCAAAATCCACCCTTTCTCCCTCTCAACAACCAGTCCACGCTCATGAGCAAGCTCCAGAGCATAGCGAGCCTTCTCAGAATCGAGGCCTAAGTCTTCCAGGGCCTCAATAATCTCCGATTCTGGAATAATTGTGTAGTACTCATGGAGTTTCTTGAAGACTGCTTCAACTTTCTCCAAAAGCTCAAGCTCTTCTTTGCTCGCCTGAGCCTCAATCTGGCCGAGAATAGACCAATCAACGTCTTTATCGCCCCACGACCTTATGGCTGCAGTAAATACCTCCTCCGCCGCCAGAACGTCCTTAAGCTCAACTCTCTCTGAAAGCCTGAGTAAAGCATTTGCAAGGGAAAGACGCTTCAAAATTCCCCTCAACCTCATGCTATACTTGAAACCCGCGTTAACCAGCGCTTTATTCACCATCAGGCCGAAGCGCTTAATCTCTCTGTACGCCTCATCAGTAAACTCGGGCCGGAGCTCGCGCACGTAGAGGAAAAACTTCCTTAGAAGGTCCTCAGGAATCTCGCGCGTTATCAACCCTTTCTCAAACTTCTCCTGATGGTCGTATATGGCCTCAATGACCTTTGGATCCTTCGGCTGACGGAGGATAAAAATCACATCAAACCTGTCGAGGAGTGAAGATGGAAGAGTAATCTGCTCAAAAACTCCCTTGTAGTCATTGAAGTATCCTCCGACTGGATTCGCGGCGGCAATAACACTCTCCATGGTTTTAAGTGTCGTGGAAATTGAAGCCTTCGAGAAGTCCACAGTTCCATAACTCATTCCACCGTGCATTCTTGCGTAATCATCTGCCTTCGCTTTCTCGAACTCGTCCAGAGCGAGGACAAAACCGTTGGCTCTAACCATCAAGCCACCGCGGAAAACCCACTCGCCAGTCAACTCCTCACGCTCTGGCATTCCAATGAGGCCCGCACCGCTGACGTTGCCTCCTTCTCCATATACGGCCACGGTAACGTTCTTGATGTCCCTGATGATGCGGCTCTTTCCGGTCCCCTTGTCTCCAACCGCTAAGACGTGAATCCACAGCCTCTCGTCGCCAGGTCCAAGCTCCTTTGGGCTGGCAATCGCGTAGACAATCGCCTTCTTAAAGAACCAAAGCTCAGGAAGAAGCTTGGGGTCCGCAAAGATGCCCGGAGCAAGAGAGCGGGCCACCGCGTCCGGAAGCTTATCGCCGTACTTCTCCTTCAGCTTCTTAATCTCGGCAATATCCTCCTCGGAGAGCTCCCCCACGCCAATGTCATCAAGAAACTCCACGTGAAGGACCTCAAGAACCATGTCATTGTTCTGTCTCCTGTCCTTGTGGATGGTGTCTCTGAGGATGCCAGTAACAAGAACGCGGTCGCCAGGGGCAAGCGAAGCGTGAGGCCTGAGCATATAAGCAGAAACCTTCGACGGCTGTTCCTTGTTGCCGAGGTCCTCAACCATATCCTGGAGGGCAAAGAAGACGATATCTCTAACCTCGCTCTTTTTCGGGTCAACCTTAATGTTCCTTGAGCCACAGGCCTCACACTTAGCAGGCCATTCGACCTTAGCAATCGGGTCCTGAATCCTTGCAGTTTCCCAACCACAGTCTTGGCAGACAAAGACCATCTTCCTGTAGAACAGCTTCTTCTTTGACGTAACGCCTGAAACCATGGCCCTGACAGTAACCATCTTGCCAAGCTGTCTGTCCTTGAGGTTCTTCACGCGAACCGGCTCGCCCACGTTCGTGAAGTGGACGGCATAATCACCAGGCTCAAGGAACAGGCGGTCTCTGCGGAAAATCTTAAGGGCCGTTTCAAGGCGTCGATAGCATCTTCAGTGTTCTCGACGACATACTCTGCCAGCTCAGGTTTGTAAAGAGCGGAGTTCTTGCCAGTCAACCAAGAGGTAATCCTTGTGAGTGAAGGTAGTCAACTCAATGATTTTCTGCTTGTAAACATTTCTCGTAGAAGTCAATGGCCGCCTTAATCGATTTCTCCCTATCGGCCTGCTTGAGCTCCTCCCCCCCCCTGGGTTTTGAAGAACTTCTTTCTCCTTGAGATAATCTGAAAGAGTATCGATGATTTTCTTCTGCCGTCTTCTCCTTCAGGCGGTAAACGAACATTCCAGTCGTCGGGTCCTTGCTCGACCAGACGTGAGGAGAGTTGCGGACGAAGGAGATGGCCTTTGCTATCGTGTTAGAATCATACGGCTCTTTCTTGCGAGAGAAGATAGTTCCTAACTGTGCAAGCTCTCTCCTGAGGTCAGGGTCAAACATTTCCTTGTTTCTCAAGAGAAGATAAACAGCCAGTCTTTTCACCGGCCTGTCAGCAGTATTGATAACTTTACCTATAGCCTCAAGCCAGAGGTCCATACTTTCCCCAACTTGGTCATCAGTTTGGGAAACTGTTTGGGAAATTGGGAAAGTATTTCCCGAAGCCTTTATTTCGTCTTGGGAAGTCTCGGGAAATTGGGAATTTGGGAAATATTTTTCCCAACTCTCTTTGACATGCTTCTCTATTTCCTGTGTTGATATCATGTCTTTGTCAGAATAGCCAAGTTTGTACAGGACATTGCGGAAGTTGAGAGTCAGGGTCATGACCTTGACCTTGTCCCTGCCCATCTCTCGCATGAAGTCGATGAAGTTCCTTCAGCTTCCTCAAAGTCGGAAGGCGTGAGTTTTATTTCCTCCACTCATACGCTCCCCTCGGCGCGTATTATTGGTCCTGTATATTGCGAGAAGGGTGACCTCCAACCAAGAGCCGGGTTTGAGAGAAAGTCTCTCTCTAATGTGCTTAGGAATCACTACTAAGCCTCTTTTTCCAACGTTGCTTATGAAAAGGGCAGATACATCGTCTTTGGCGGGTTTAATTTTCAGTTCAACTTGGTCTCCCTCCTTGAGTTTGAAGAAGCTCCTGGTCCTTCG